AGATACCGTTCTTACATCTGACCAATGACCACCAACTCCACCACCCATGATAGATAACCAACGTAATTCACTGGAGTGTTCTATAAGACCTTCTAGGGTGTCTGGAACATAAGTTAAGAAACAAGATATGGGCATACCCTTACTCTTCTTACTTTGTCCGTTAGGTGCGTTAGAAAGAACTGGAGATGCAAACATAAACCACTTATTACTCACATAGTCATAAAGTCGTTGTGCAAGTTCTTTGTCTGTTTTATTATCGTAGTTTGACCATGCTAAACTGGCACGTGCAAATCCTTCTTGTGGTGATTTTTCATAATCTGTAAGATAAAAGTCTTTCAACATTCCTACTGAATAATCTTCTAGTAGTTTATCTCGTTTTTTGTCAATATCTAAGTCCAAGTTCTCTCCTTGTGAAAGTTAAAGTGTGGACTATTATACTCTAATCAAATAGAGTTGTCAATGATTATTTTGAACGATTCTTATCTATTGCACGAGACCCAAACCAAAAAGATATTATTGCGGCGAAGATTGCCTTGGTATCTTCGTCCCATAATATATTGATTGCTTCTTGAAAGTCTGTTCCTGCTTGTAGTGCCCCATAGAGTAATGTGCCTTCTATGACTGCGAACAAAAGGAAAAACGCATAAGTAATGATTGGTCTGACTGACCTTGCTAATCCACCTATAAATCCTGTGCCTGATTGCAACACTATATCGTGTTGTATCAATCTTTCGTGTTCTTTGTCTTTTGCTTGTGCTTGGAATAATTCTATTTTTTGTTTTCCAAGTTCTTTTTGAAGTTTTGCTTGATGTTCTAAATTTTCTCTGTTGATTTGTGCTTGTACTTCTAACTTCTTGAGTTCGTATTTTTGGTCTTGTTTCTTCTTAAAACTATCTAATATACCTGGGATTATTGACCCACCGAAACCTAATAAACTACCTAATAAACTCAACATAATTTTCTCCTAATCTTATATATACAATTAAAGATTTTAATCTTTAGTTGTCAACCTTTGCACTTCCTCTCCACTGATAACATGACCAATATCGTGCTTTCCATTTAGGACCTGGATTGTCGCAATTGTGTCTTGCTCTAAAAGATGCTCGTCTTCCTGGGTCGTCTCTTTTGATGTCCATGTTTGGGTCACCAAATCTAACTACTACGACTTTACCCTTTTCATTCTTTACGTATACTTTAAATTTTTTGTTGGGGTTTTCAGATGTACGGATAGGGTCATTGAGTTTGACCTTTTTTCCTTGATACTCTGCTTGTTCTACTAACAAGTCTTCACAATTACATTTCTTCATAGTTCTATTTATCTTTTACTGGTTCTTCAGGTTCCCTATCTTTGTTATCTAAGTCTCCTGCATCACCTTTAACAAGTTGTCGCATTTTTGTGAATAATTTGTTTTCAGTTTTTTTATCCCCTAATTTCTTTGCGCCTGTATATGCGGCCGCTAACATTAGTCCTTTTCTACCACCTAACCATAATGCAGACAAACCACCTGTTGCAATACCAGCGGCAAGTAGTCCCATACCTTTTACACCTGCTGGAGTTGCCAATATGTCAGTAAATCCAATATTACCTGCAATTGCTTCTGGTATATTTGACAAGTCATAATCACTATCTAAATTACCTGAGAACGACATTTGTAACCACTGATAAGTTAAAAACCCACCAATTGCAACACCACTCACTTTTTTTAATTTAGGATATTGGTCTAAAAACGAGTCTACTTTTATAAGTCCTTTCTGTAGTCCTTGCACTGCTTTTGTTGCCGCCACTTTATCTGCGGCAAAATTTACTGCACTGTCTATTGTTTTCATTCCGTCTAGTGCAACTTTACCACCACCCATACCAACTGCCTTAACTGCTTTAAAGACACTTTTTTCTTTGATTGCGTTTACTAGATTGTCTCGTTCAACGCCGATGTCTTTTACTAAATTATTGACTTCACTTGTTAATGCTTTTTTTAATGTTGGGTGTTTACTTAAAGGTTCGTTGTATCTATCTTTACTTGGTTCGTCTGCATCTGTAGAACTTGTTTTAGTATCAACATCTTTATCAGTATCAGTAGTAGGTGTGTCTTTAGTTGATAGGTAAGACCTGATTGCTTTTGCAGTGTCAGATTTTGGATTCTTTTTAATATAGTCTTGTTGAAACTTTTCACCTTTGTCTTGCCACCAAGGTTTCTTTTCATCTTCTAATAATACACACCAATCTTCGTAAGTACATTCTTGTAATTCACGATGCACTTGTTGTTCAAACAAGAATGTGCCTTCTGTTAGTTCTTGAGTTTTTACGTAAGTATTAAATCTCACTTGGTAATATCTCCTGTAGTCACATACATTTTTTGATTGGTTGGCAAATGGATTGCAGAATATATGTCAAGTCCTAAAACTTCGTCTACAGGAGTTGATTCTTCTTCAAGAATTCTTACTTTGTCATCTTTATACGTGTCAGTATAAATTCGAGTCATACTATCATGTTTCATTCTATAAACACCAGGAGATAGTTGTTTATTATCTAACATAAACCATTGTGTATCTTCTGCGAGTACATCTAAAATATCGATACCTGTTGCTTCATGAATTTTAAGAACATTTTTATCTGATAGTTCGCCATGTTCTTTGATAAGTGCTAATGCGGCACCATATCTTCCGATGAACGATTTACCACCAGGTATTTTTGCTAATAATGACTTTAATCTGATAACAAGACGTATAAATGTGGTGTAATGAGTAGACAAATCCACTCTACCATCCATAGAGAGTTTGAGTTCTGCTTTTCTTTTCTTATCTACCACACCATCTTTGTCAATTAGACCAATCTCATACGCACCTAACTTTTCAAAAGGTGTAGTCAACAACTTTAAAAATCGAAGTGTATATACCAGGTCTGCGGCAGATTTTAGAATTCCCATAACTCTATTTATATCTCCCGAAGTTTTTCAACGACATTTTTATCCATATCTATGTTTGTGTATTCGTCATTTTTAATTGCTTTTAGAAAAATAAGAAATGGTTTGATGACTGGCCAATATTCTACTTCGAGTTTTAGTTCTAGAATATTAAGACCTGCTTCAATATCGAAGACATTAAAGATAATAATTAAGTGATTTAGTATGAGTCGTTCAGAAAGAACACCACTATCTCGATAACGATTGAGTAATCGTTTGATGTACTTAAAACGTTTTAAGTCTTCAAGAAAATCCTCAGTATCAATGCACTTTGGATTGTAATAATTCTGTGCGGCGTATACTAATAAATTATCTTTCGTCAGTTTCATGATATACTAGTATGTATATCAATTCTAACTAAAAAGACTCTTTACTGTTTCTAATAATTTTGATTTAGACTTTCTTCTATCTAACTCAACACCTTTTTCTCTAGCAAGTGCTTCAAGTTCTAACTTATTCATTTGGTCTAAACTTTTATTATTAGCAGGTGCTTCTGTTAACACTTGTGCTTTTTTAGGTGCAGACTTACCGTGAAATAAATTTATTTCTTCTGTAGTAAATCCACCACTTACATATAATTCACCCGTGTCTGGGTCTTCCCAACCGTTTGCAGTAGGTATTGCGTTTTCGCACCATGCGGGTGCAACTGGTTTATTTGCCATTGTCTTTTTCTCCTTTAATTATAGGTAAATCTTTCGAAACTTTACCGCTCTTTCTCCACATAATCGGTAATGGTGGACCATTTTGACTAATCCTATCATCTGGTCTAATCTTCTTTACCATTGTCTCCTTATTTCTTTTTACCGTATCCAGATTTAAGCATTGGTAAATCTTTTGGGTCTTTGTCTACATATTGTTGACTTGTACCTTTATCACCATTCTTTCTTTTTGCCATTCTTTCTAAAAATGCTTTTGCATCTTTAGTTCTTGCATCGAAAGGATTTTGTCTTGCTTCTTTACTTGCGATAATCTGTTTCATTTCTGGTACAGTTTTACCTTTAAGTGCTTGAAGTGCCATGTCCATAAGAGTGCTTTCAGTTTTAATAGACTGTTTACCTTCTCCGTCTTTGACTTCTTTGTCTTTGACTGGTGCTTCTGTAGATTTAATAGGTTTAGAGTCACCTTTTGCTTGTTGTTGTTTGACGTGTTTGCCTTGTTTAGTGTCTTTAGCAGTCTTCGAAGTATCGTCTATTGCTTTTTCACCATCAACAACTACGTCTTTTTTACCATGTGCATCTACAAAGTCTTTTTCACCATCTGGATTGTTCTCGTCTCTTTCGTCTGGTTCAGAACCATCTTTATCTTTTTTCTTTTTACCAACCGCATCAACTGCCATTAGTTCATTTAAAAGATTAGTGAACTCTGATACTTGTTCGCCAATTTTAGAGATTTCTGCTTCTTTCTCACCAGAATTGCCAGAAGTTTTCTTTTTCTTCTTGTCTTCAGGTTTTTCTACACCAACTTTTGGTTTGTCTTCTTCTGCATCATCTTCGCTAGGTTCGTCTGCATCAGGCACTACGACTTTCTTTTTCTTCTTCATTGGTTTTTCATCTGAGTCCATCATTTTTGGTTCTTCTTCTTCGCCGTTGTCCATGTCATCTTGTACTGGTTCTGGTTTTTTCTTTTTAGTATGACTTGCTTCATCAAGAATTTCCATATCTTCTGCAGGTACTTCTTTTTCAATACCATGTGCAAACTCAACATCATACCATGCGACATTACCTTCGTCATCTGGTATTGCGTGAGATTCGTATACTGGTTTACCGTAACCAAATAATGGGTGTTTTACAAATGTAGCACAATCATGGTCTTTTGAATGACACATGTCACGAACATCTTCACGAGAAAAAGATTCTTTTTGAAGTTTGTTTAGTTCTGCTTGTACATCGTATTCTTTATCACCGACTTTAAATTTCTTTTCGCCTTTTTCTTTTGCGGCCATCAATTCTTTAGTAAATGCATTACCTTCTTTTTCCATTGCTTTTGAGATTGCTTTACGTCTTTTATGTAAAAACTTATCAGAAGAATCGACATCACCATCGTTATCAATATCTTTATCTTTACGGTCATCGAACTTCTTCTTAACTGCTTTAGGTTGGACTGCATCTAACCCTTCGCCATCGTCTGACTTATCGTTCTTGTTTGTTTCGTCAAGAACTTCTTCTTTTGATTCGTACATACTTCTGTATGCGTTTATTATGTTCTTATTTACTTCTGCCATTTTTATCCCCAAAGCATATTACCTATTACACTAGCAACGACTGTTGCACAGGAAACTATCACAATCCAAAAAACACGATGTATTACCGAAACAGTTTGAGCATTTGATGTAACTTGAGATTCTATTGCATCAAGTTTTATGCCATGATTATTCATTCTATCATGACCATTCTCTAACTGTTTTTCCATACCAGCAATCTTTTCTTCTACTCTCGCTAGTGAGATTATGGCATCAGATAGTTTATCAATTTTATCTTCGATTCTATCCAATCTAGTAGATTGCGTTTCTCTTGTGACCATATTTTCCCATTATAGTAAAATTATACTTTTATTTATACAAATTACTTTCTAGAGAACAAGTCTTATTAAGAATAACCTTTTATTTTGTGTAGTTTTTTATTATCTTGCATGTATTTTTCACACAATAACATGCCCATATCAACTATTGAATAGTCAAAACCTAGATAATCAAATATTCTTATTAACTGTTCTTCTCTTTCTTGTTCATCTTTCGTATGAAGTAGTCTCATTGGGTCGACATGCAACCAATCGTGAGGTTCTGGTATCATTTTTTTATATTCTTCTGTAGCATATAAATTAAATTCTAATGGAGTTTCCCAAATATCACCAATGTTATGTGGACTAAACTCTTGCATTAGTGGTGATAATCTATTTACTGCATATTCTTTTGGTTGAGAAAAATCACCGGTATCTGCCATGGTATGAGTGCCTTTACCAAAAACTTTTATTAGTGCTAAGTCTCGGCAAAACTTTGCACCTTCATATTCTGTTGTATTTAAAATGATAGTCTTAGATACATTCCAATCTTCATACAATCCTTTTATCCACTGGTCCATTTGAACTGAATATCCGTAACCGTGGTCAATTCGCAATGTCCATTTATCGTTTGAAGTTGTCCAAAGTTCTTGAAGGAATTTTCTGGGACTATACTTAGAAAGACATTTATGAGTGCCTAAACCTAAATAAATATGCGATGCGTGGTCGAATCTATCTCTTTTGAATTCGTATTTGTTGACATTTTCAATTTTGTCAGTTTCATGTTTATTGAATTCACGATGGCGTTGTAGATATGATGCTAAGAATTCACCACCATTTCCACCTAGATAATGTATATTTAATAATTTATGTCGCTTCACAAAAAGTATTTATTCTTAACGTAATTCTACTTTTCCGTTGGGTAATATTTTTACACTAATTCCGAGTATTTTTCCTATTTGAGTCATTAGTTGAACTCTTCTTTTCAGTCCTTCTTTTTCTAATTTTTTAATCAATCTATCTGCCATAATTTTTAATGCGCCTTGACTTTGTAAAACCATGGGAGACTCTTCTAAGTTTTCTACTTGAGTATCTAAGTAATCTGCCATACCGTCAAGTTTATCTACTGCGACTGCAACTTTGTTTGTCCACCACGTAGGGAGGTCACCGTCATCTGGTAATTTAGATAACTCGGTATTCATTTTTTGAAGTGCCATCATTGCAGTTTTAACTTTGGTCTTCATAGAAGACACATCTTTATGACCGTCTTCATTGAGTGCAACTTGTTCTATTGCCCTTCTCAAACTCATATTATTTACCTAGTAATCTTTTTAATGCAACGACAGATATTTTTTTATCGTTCATCATCTTTTGTAGTTTTAGTTTATCTTGTGGTTTACGAATAGAGTCAAACTTCTTGTTTAATGCAATTGCAGACTTTCTATCCATTTTGACTTTCTTACCGCTGGGTAATTCTATCTGTCCGCCTTTTGGTAAATCAGCAACTTTTCTTATTTGCATAATAACATTTTTATCTGCGGCCTTTCTATCGTCATCTGTTGCAGTACCATAACCGTCATCTTCTTTATCTTTACGTGTGCCCATGTCTCGCATCGCATCACGTCTAGCACGGGACATAGATTCTGTATTCATTGCTTTTTCTAAATCGTCTGCCTGTTTTGCATGAGTTTTAGAACCACCTCTTAACTTTTTAACTAAGTCTTTAACAAATGGTTTGTCTTTGGCATCTAATGCTTCTTTCTTAGGTTTCTCGTGAGTATAACCCATTTTGTCATACTTCACATGGTCATCATAAGTATTTGCCATGACCTCTTTATCGCCTTTATACATTTTGTGTGGTTTAAAATCTTTCTCGTCTGCACATTCGTTCTTAGGTTTCTCGCCTCGTTCTTTCTTAGAGATTGCGATTGCGGCCTGTTGTGCGGGAGACACTGCTTCACCTCTTGCTCTTTCAAAATCTCCTGGTTTAGGTGCACCCTTCTCTCCAGGTTTTCTCATTTTTTCGCCACGTTTTCTTTTGTTGTGTATGTTTGCCCACAAAGACTCTGTTTGAACTGACTCTTTTCTTGATTTACCCGCAACTTTCATTGTAAGATTGATAAGTTGTGGTAATTTGAGTGAGTCCATTCTTTTCTTGTTCGTTGGATTAACTTTGTCATATACAGATGCTATCATACTTGCAGTTGTCAAGTCAAGTTTCGTACCGTCTACATTCATCATGCCTTTCTTCTTGATTACTTGACGAACCTTTTTCATAGTTGCAGACTCTTCGTTGATTGCAAATTGTTTTTCTAACAAGTCAAGTTGTTCTTCAAGAGAGTTTAGTTGTGCAAGTAAACTTTCTGTTTCTGCAGATTGTTTAGTTCTTTCTATTTCGTCCTTTTCTTGTTCAACTTCTCTTTTGTGTTTTGCTTTTAGGTCTGCAAGTTCTTTTGCTCTTTCTACTGCATCTTCAACTACAGAAGGGTCTCCGTAAGATGATTTACCTCTTGCCACTGCATCAAAATCTCTTATCTGCTTTTTACTACCTTGTAGTCTTATAATAGTTTCTTTACCTCTAGGACTTTGTTTAATATTTATTTTTAACTTCATTAATCTTGCAGATGATTTAAACTTGTCCAGTTCAGGTTTTTGGATATCTTTAATTCGGTAAAGTATTGTCTCTTCATTAAGTGAAGTACTTTCATCTACTTTGTGCCCTTGTCCTTTTACCACTTTACCTCTGGCATCAATGAAGTCACCTAAAACAG